TCCGTCTATCGACACTCTCGCCGACCTCCTGTAGGCGGCACAAGGACCCGAAATGCCCGCAAATACCTTCAAAACGTACGACGTAGTTGGTAACCGTGAAGACCTGATCGACAAGATCTTCAACGTGAGTCCAACGGACACGCCTGTCTCCTCGTCGATGGCGAAGACCACGGCGACGAACGTGTTTCACGAATGGCAGCGTGACGTGCTGCGCGCGCCGAACAAGGCCAATGCATCGGTCGAAGGGGCCGATGCGACCTACAACGCTCAGGTCGCGACCCAGCGCCTCGGCAATCGCTGCCAGATCGTACAGGACACGTTCTCGATCTCCGGCACGCAGAACACCGTGAAGCACGCCGGCGGCTCGGAACTGAAGCGCCTGAAAGCCAAGAAGATGGTGGAGCTAGACTTTGGCTCGTGTCTTCACTAAGATTCTTCAATGTCCTAATGGATATTTGAGGAAGCATGAAAGATCAAACCTGCAATCACTGCGACATGCAATTTAGCGGTCAGAAAACGCAGAAGTTTTGCTCAGTCAAGTGTGGTGCGCTTCATCGCGCGCCGTCGATGACTGGCGCGAGACTGGATGAGCCTCGCCAAAAGCCGTGCGAAAAGTGCGGTGTGGTGTTTGGGCTTGAGCGTTGCGCTGGCAACATCGCTAAGTTTCGTGTGCGTCGTTTTTGCTCGACAAAGTGTTCTGCTGAAGCAGTCCGTCCGACCGGTGACCAGCATCCGATGTGGAAGCCCGAACTGTTGGAGAAACAACGGACATCACGTGGCCCGCAACAAGCGTGGGCAAGAAACGTGAAGAAACGCGATAGCTTTACATGTCGGACGTGCGGTCAGCACGGAGGGAAGCTTGAGGCTCACCACATTCACGAGTTTTCGAAGGTGGAACAGCTTCGGTGGGACGTGGAAAACGGCATAACGCTGTGCTTCTTGTGCCATAAAGATCTGCATGCAAGTCTTAGGGTAGAACACATGTATGGGGTGAATTCGGTGGAACTCTGCGGAAACGTCCGTCCCGCAGACAATACCGAGCCAAGCTTGAGGGGAAACTCTCTTGAAGGTGTAACGACTAACAGCCGAGCCTACGGCACATGGGAAGGGTCTTGCTCTGAATGCGGGAAACTGTTTCAGAGACAAATGGCCAAGGTGCGCAATAGAACTGCAGTTTTCTGCGGTTGCTCTTGTGCAGCGAAAGCGCGTATGCGTTCCCGTGTGTACGGCAGTAATGCTGACACGAGCGCCCCACACCGAAAGGTGAAGATATAGTCTGAACTGCATGGCGACATGCAGATGCTAGGGATAAAGAGCCTTAGCGATAACATTTTGGAAGAAGGACATCGAGGCAAGCGTGATTGCCAACACGACGGCCGTTGTCGGTTCGGATTCGGTGGCTCGTCAGATGCGCGGCCTCGCCGGCTGGATCGCGACGAACAACGATATGGGCGTCGGTGGTGTTGCGCCGGACCCGATCAACAACGTTGCGCCGACCAATGGCACGCCCCGTGCGTTCGCCGAGACGCAGTTGAAGAACGCGTTGCTGCTCGCCTACACGCAGGGCGGAAACATCACGATGGCAGTCATGAACCCGGCGCACAAGCAGCAAGCATCGGCATTCACCGGCAACGTGACGCGCTTCAACGAAGTAGACGCCGCGCCCAAGGGCAAGACGCTGCAAACCGCGTACACGTTCTACGGCTCGGACTTCGGCAACGTCAAGATGGTTCCGAACCGAGTGATGGCGAACGGCGTGGACGGCAACGTGTATTGCCTGGACGTCGATTACTGGGCGCTCGCGACCCTGCGCGCCTTCGAAGATGAAGAACTGGCGAAAGTGGGCGATGCCCGCAACTTCCAGATCATCTGGGAAGGCACGCTGGAAGCGCGCGAAGAGCGTTCGTCGGCCGCGATCCGCGACCTGTCGTAAAGAGTCTCCGTAGGGTTTGGGGTCACTTCGGTGGCCCCTTTTTTATTTGGGTCCGCGATGAAAACGACAACCGATATTCACACGTTTGGCGATGACCTGTTGATCGAGCGCACCGAGCGCTTTGACGGATTGCTCGACACGTGCAAGGCCATGCACAACGAAGGGCTGCACGGTGACTCGGACATGCCGCTGTATGCTGCCGTACCGGGCATTCTCATCGAGAACTACTGTTTGATAAATGGCGTGACGTTTCGCGACTTCATGACCGACCAAGCGCATGTCAAACGATTCCTGAATGACCCGGCGCTTTCCCACTTCCGCATCAAACCCGGAGTCGTCTAATCATGTTCTTGCTCATGCAACTTGTCCCGATGGATTCCGTCGCGACGCTGACTAGCGCAGTCGGCCACCATAGCCAGATCGCTGTTGACCAGAGCACCGGTGATCGCTGGATGAACACGACCGGCACGTGGCAGAAGGTGCGCAACGGCAATGAAACGCCTGTCACGCCTCCTCTGGCTGGCTCCGTGACGGTACGCAACTCATCGGGATCGATCACGCGCGCTCTGACGGCTGTCGCTGGTGTCGTGACCCTCGCGGCAACCGATACGATCGTTGCCAATGGCAACACGGCCATCCTGCAAACGTCGGCTGGCACCACGTCGAGCACCACCGCGACGCTCAACAGCCCCGCGACCGCAACTGTCGCCGCTGGCGTGCTCACTGCAGTGAAGGCAAGCGCGTAATGCCGTTCATCTCCTACGCCGACTTGCAAACGTCGGTCGGGCGATGGCTCAAGCGCACGAACTTGAACGACAGCATCCCCGACTTTATCGCGCTCGCCGAAGTGAAGCTGAATAACCGGCTTCGTGTGCGCCAGATGCGCACGTCGTTCTCGGTCACTCCGACGCAGCCGTTTATCACGCTGCCGGGGAATTATCAGGAGGCGATCAAGCTCACGTATGGCACCACGGCGCTCGATTTTCTGTCGGAAAACCTTGCGACCATCGATATGAATCAGAACTGCGACGTGACGCAGTACACGATCGCCGGTAACCAGATTTGGCTGCTCGGCGTGATCGACAGCACGTCGAAATTCACAATGTCCTACTATGCAGCGATTGAAGCGCTGAGCACGACGAACACGTCGAATTGGCTGCTCGAAGACGCGCCGAACATCTATTTGTACGCTGCATTGATTGAGGCGGAGCCATTCATCAAGAATGACCAGCGCATTGCCATGTGGGTGCAGATGCTTCAATCGGCGCTCGACGACATCGAAAGCAACGATGATTCAGGCCAGCACTCCGGATCGTCCCTGACGATGAGGGCTGGCTGATGCCTTCGATCATCGGCTTCGCGCCAGATATGGACTCGACCATGCCGGGCGTGCTCGTGGACTGCTCGAACCTGTTGCCGTCGATCCGCGGCATGCGCGCGGCGCCGAGTGCTGTGTCAGCCGGTATGCCTGCACTCGCCAGCGCGGCGCTGGGCGCGGCCACAGTCGTGAAGTTGGACAATACCCGGCGTCTCTTTGCTGGCACGGCGACCAAGATTTTCGAGGAAGTCACGGGCGCATGGGTGGACGTAACGCGCATCGCTGCACCGTATTCCGGCGCGAGCAAATGGCGCTTCACGCAGTTCGGCAACGTCACGGTGGCAACGGACAACGCCGACATCCTGCAACAGAGCCTGTCGGGTGCATTCGCTGATATCCCCGGGGCGCCGAAAGCGGCCATCATTGAGTCCGTTGCTGGCTTCGTATTCCTCTTCAACACGACGGACCCGACGAACGGCGTGTGTCCGGATGGCTGGTTTTGCAGCGGCTTGTTCGACCAGACGATCTGGACGCCGAGCGAAGCCACCCAATGCGCTTTTGGCCGGATGGTCGATACGCCCGGTGATATCCGCGCTGGCCGTGGTCTCGGCCCCGATATCGTCGTCTACAAAGAAACGGCGATGTACTACGGCACGTACCAAGGCCCTCCGGTCATATGGGCGTTTCCGGTCATCTCGAACCAGATCGGCGCACCGTGTCAGGAAGCTGTCGTCTCCATCGGCACCGCTCATTTGTTCATGGGCAACGACAACTTTTACATGTTCGACGGCACGCGCCCGCAGCCGATCGGCGACTTCATCAAGACGTGGTTCTTCGCGCGTCAGAATCCCTCATTCAAACAGACCGTGGCGAGCGTTCACGACCATGCGAATAGCCTTGTATTTTGGTACTACGTCAGTGTCAATAGCACTGGCGCAATCGATTCATGCGTGGTCTACAACTACAAGACTCAGCGCTGGGGTAAGGCTGACCGGGCCATTGAGGCTGCGGTTGATTTTATCAACGGCCAGATCACCTGGACCTCGCTGGGGAACCTTGGCCCGGAGTGGGAAGACCTTCCCCAAGTGCCTTGGAACTCGCCATTTTGGACGTCTGTGGGCGTGCTTCCTTCGGTCATCGACACGACGCATACAGTGCAGACGCTGACGGGCGCGGCGGGGCAATCCTCGCTCATGACGGGCGACTTTGGCGACGATGAACAATATTCGCTGCTCTCGTACGTTCGGCCGCGCTTCGCTCAGGATCCGACCTCGGCCACGATGACCACGCAGGAGCGCTTCACGCTTGGCGGACTGTTCACGCCCGGCGCGACCAGCACATATTTCGACGGAAAGTTCGACGTGGATATCTCGGCGCGCTATCACCGCGCGCTGATGACGTTCCAGGGCAACTGCGAAATCATCGGCTACACGCCGAAACTGATCCCGGACGGTGAAGCATGACCAGACTTCAGCGCCCCCAACTCCCCACGCCAGACGTGAAAGACAAGTTCAGCAATGACCTCATGTTCAAGGTCAAGCAGATCTTCACGAACATCATCGACCAGATCAACGGCATCAGCGAAGGCCAGGTGCAGTTCGTCACGAATGCCACGACGGCACCGCCGACCACTGGCACCGCGCAGCTTGGCGACTTCGTGCGCAACACGACACCGGCCGTGCTGGGCACCGCTGGCGCGCGCTACGTCGTCACCGGCTGGCTTTGTGTCGCGGCGGGCACTCCCGGAACATGGGTTCAGACCCGCTCCCTCACAGGCACCTGAATGAAACAACTTCTGCAAGTCGCGCCGGCTGACATAGCGGCGGTCTGGTCACGCGTGCGTCCCGGTCTTGAATCGATGGACAAGGGCGATGGCTGGATTCCTGAAGACGTTTATTTCGCGCTGAAAACGAATGGCGCGTCGCTCTACATGGTGACGATCGACGGTAAAGAGCACGGCTTTCTCGTGCTGAAGGCCGTCACCGATTTCGACGGCGTGCGGCTTCATATCTGGGTGCTGCACTCGCACTCGAAGGTCAATCTGATGGCCGAATTCAGCGATGAACTCGACGCCATCGGCAAAAGCATCAACGCATCACGCCTGACATTTTGCTCTACCCGCTCCGGATGGGCCAAGGTCGCTCCGAAACATAAATTTTCCGTCCGCGAGACGGTCTATCAAAGGAAGATCGCATCATGAGCGGAAGCAGCGGCGGCAGCGGCGGCAGCCAAACGACGACGACAGCCCTCCCGGATTACGCACAGCCGGCAGCCCAAAGCATCCTGTCGCAGGGCACAGCCTTGTCTCAGCAGCAGATGCCACAGTACACGGGCCAGTTGGTCGCGGGGATGAACGACAACCAGAATCAGGCGATCAATCAAGTCCAGAACCTGAACTCGCAGGGTAATCCGGCACTGAACGCAGCCAACAATTACGTGGCCGGCGCGGCGAGCAATGGCGGCAACGCCTATGCGCCGCAGTCGAACCAGTATGTCGGCCAGAACGTGCAGGCATCGCAGAATCCCTACGCGACGATGAACAATCCGGCGTTGGATCAGCAGGTCAACAAGGCTCAAACCGACCTGACGAACCAGTATGCGGCTGGCACCGCGGCCTCGACGAATGCACAGTTCCGCAACTCGGGCGCGTTCGGCGGTTCGGCTCAGCAAGAAACGCAGCAGCAAAACCAGAACCAACTCGCGAATGCCCTCACGAACGTCGATACGCAGATGCGCGGCAATGCATACGCCAACACGCAGGCAGCGGCCGGCCAGCAAGCTGCGCTCAACACGCAAACGGGCCTCGCGAATCAGTCCAACAATCTCGCCTATACGCAGCAAAACAACGCGCTCAATAGCCAGAATTACAACACGGGCCAGAGCAACGCGCTCTCCGCGTCGAGCCTCGCGCCGAACCTGAATCAAGCGAATTACTACGGCGCCGGCCAGTTGATGAACGCGGGCACGCAGCAGCAGACGCAGGCTCAGAATCAGCTCGGGGCGAACTATCAGCAGTGGTACAACCAAGCCTATTCGCCATATCAGCAACTCGGCGTGCTTCAATCGGCGCTCTCCGGCGCACTCGGTAACGGCGCACAAGGCGTCTCCACTTCCACCCAAAGCGGCGGCAGCAACACGGCAGCACTTGCTGGTGGTGCGGCGGCGCTCGGCGGCGGCTTGCTCAAAGCGTTCGGGAGCTAGCCATGTCAGGCGCACTCGGAAACACGCTCAGCGCAGGCAATCAGGACTCCCCGATCGGAGCACTCGCCGAACCGATCCAGAAATGGACCGATCCGTTATCGTGGATCTCGGGCGGCAAGTGGGCGGATATCACCTCGAAGGATCTGCCCAAAGCAACCAATCAGGCACTTCAGCCGATCGCTCAGCCTATCAACCAGTTTGACCAGGCGGTGAATCCGCTGCGCCGTATCGGTCTCATCAACAACATCGCGAACACGGCATATGCAAAGCCGGGCGACGCCATTGGAATGGCTATCGGCTCGGTTGCCAGTGCTGGTGCACTCGACGCCGCAATGGCAGGCGCGGGCGGTGCGGGCGCTGGTGCGGCCGGTGCTGCCGGCGCAGGCGCGGCCGATGCCGGTCTCGGCGCCGGGGCTGGTCTGGCGGCTGATGGCGCAGGAACTCTGGCTGTCGGTGCGCCGGCCGCGAGTGTCGGTTCTGTCGATGGGCTTGGGGCGGCAGGAAGCTTTCTAGGCTCCGGTTCGGGCGCAGGGT